GTATCACACAAACGACTCCACTATTTTCCAAATTTTTGCCAAATACTGTTAACACTTCAACAACCTGTGACACGGCTCACCGCCCGTGTCACAAGGCTCACCTAAGTTACCCCTCCCCTAATATATTCATACCCCACCCCCCCTCTAAAAAGTATACGGTCAAGGGGGTATAAGTCTGTAGAAACACCCCCCGTTAGGAGTCCCAACCTCCCCTGCTTGCAAATAAAATATTCCGTGGTATAGTGAAAAAATCACATAGGCCACAAAAAACCACATGAATGTGATTGTCCCTAATATCGAAGAAGATATTCCTCTGCCAGCCTCTGCCTTTGAGGCTATGCCCGATCTGTCGCCTCATGAAGAACTCGAAATGAGAGCGCGCACGATTAAACTCGTCTCTGATTTAAACAACAACCCAATCGAACCCTCCCCGGAACATATGGACATGGCTCGGGAAGTGGCAAAGCAGATGATGCACAATCCGGCCCACAGGCCAGAGTTTGCAAAGTATCCCAATGAAGTGATGGCTTACCTTGCGGGCATGGTCGCGCAGAGCAACTGCATGATCGTGGAAGAGTTATCTGACTTGAAACTGTACGTGGTCAACAAGCTGGTGTCCGAGGTGGAGAACGCCAAGGACGCCAAAGCCAGAATCACAGCCTTGTCTAAGCTCGGCGAAGTCGATGGGGTCGATGCCTTTAAGAAACGCTCTGAAGTCACCCACAAGATACAGACGATTGAGGAAGTCGAACGTGAATTAATCGAAACCCTGAATATGCTTGAAGATCAAGTGGTGGATGTGGAAGTCAGGGAGGTCGCCAATGGGCTTGGAGACTCTTAAGTTATCCGCAGCAGAACTAAATAAGCTGCGTTCGGCGCTGCCGAACATGCCGGAGAAGCAGAAAAGGCGTACGGCGGAGCTATTAAAGAAGTACAAAGAAGAAGTAACCCGTGAAATCAGCAAGGAAAGCTTCCTTGACTTTGTCAAACACGTCTATCCGGGCTACAAAGTGGGGCCGCACCACTATAAATTAGCGAAAATCTTCGAAGATATTGCCGCAGGCAAGAAAAAGCGGGTGATTGTGAACATCGCACCCCGTCACGGCAAGTCTGAACTCATCTCTTACCTCGCTCCCGCATGGTTTTTGGGCAAATACCCCCAAAAGAAGGTCATTATGGCCTCCCATACAGCGGATTTGGCGGTTCAGTTTGGTCGTAGGGTGCGAAATCTCGTTGGATCGGAGCCATACCATGACGTTTTTCCGCAGATTGAGCTACAAGCTGACTCGAAAAGTGCGTCTAGATGGGGAACAAACTTCGGGGGAGAGTATTTCGCTATTGGGGTGGGTGGCGCTCTTGCTGGGCGCGGTGCTGATCTATTTATTATTGACGACCCCCATTCTGAACAAGAAGCAAAGCTGGGAAGACCAGAAGTGTTTTTACCTGCATGGGAGTGGTTCCAGTCAGGGCCGATCCAGCGTCTTATGCCGGGTGGTGCAATTATTGTAGTGATGACCAGATGGAGCAAACTTGATCTTACTGGACAGATTGTCACGCAGATGGAACGCAGTGAGGATGTGGATCGCTGGGAAGTGGTGGAATTTCCGGCTATCGACGAGAACGATCAAGCCCTCTGGCCGGAGTTCTGGCCGGTTGAAGAGTTGCTGGCGAAAAAGGCATCACTGGATATACGATACTGGAACGCACAGTACATGCAGCAACCGACCTCGGAAGAGGGAGCGTTAATCAAGCGTGAGTGGTGGAATATGTGGGAGGAAGAAGACCCCCCGCAGTGCGAGTTTACGATTATGTCGTTGGATGCTGCACAAGAAGCCAACAATCGGTCTGACTTCAACGCTCTGACAACGTGGGGCGTGTTTTACAACGAGGAAGTCAACAACTACAACATCATCCTCTTGAACTCCATTAAGAAGCGTATGGAGTACCCCGACTTAAAAGCTCTGGTGCTGGAAGAATACAAAGAGTGGCAACCAGACTCATTTATTGTTGAGAAAAAATCTAGCGGCTCCGTCCTCTTTCAAGAGATGCGGCGTATGGGTGTGCCAGTACAAGAGTTCACACCGGGTAAGGGACAAGACAAGATTTCCCGAGTAAACGCAGTATCTAGCCTCTTTCATGGAGGCATTGTATGGGCACCCCAGAGACGCTGGGCGATGGAGGTGATCGAGGAATGCAACGACTTTCCGTCAGGTATTAACGACGACTTGGTTGACTCGACCACATTGGCCTTGATGCGATTTCGTCAGGGTGGGTTTATCCGGCTAGAGAACGACGAGCCTGAAGATATTCAACTGTTTAAATCAAAGCGCAGAGCCGCTTACTATTGATGAAGATCATTGAGACAATTAAGTTTTGGTGGCGGGTTAAGAAGTACAACCGCAAACTATTAAAGCAAGCAAAGACGGCGGACAGAACGCCGTATGTAACAACTAAAGAAGACGTGGACAAGTGGTTCGAGGCAAACCCATTTGAACTTGACCGAAAGCTACTTAATTCTCATTGCATGGAACCTGCGCCTAAATCGCGGGCAGTGCACATATTTAGGAACTTAAAATGAGCATCGAAAAAGGATTGTACGCAGCCCCGCAAGGGCTGGATCAGGGGATGATGGAGCCTGATTTGGAGATTGAGATCGAAGACCCAGAGTCGGTAAAGATTGCAACCGACGGGCTTGAGATTGAGATTGAGCCACGCGAGATGGATGACGAGGACTTTGAGGCGAACCTCGCTGAGTTTATTCCAGACAACGAGTTGTCGCTGTTGGCGTCTGATTTGATCGACGCATACGAGGAAGATATATCGAGCCGTAAAGATTGGGTACAGACGTACGTTGATGGTCTTGATCTCTTGGGGATGAAACTTGAAGAGCGAACAGAACCGTGGGCAGGCGCATGTGGAGTTACACACCCTCTTCTCTCAGAAGCACTCGTCAAATTTCAATCTGAGACGATCATGGAAACTTTCCCGGCTGCTGGGCCGGTTAAGACGAAAATTATCGGTAAGGAGACTCCTGCGAAAAAAGATGCAGCGGAGCGGGTCAAAGAGGACATGAACTTCCGTTTGACGGAAGAAATGCCTGAATACCGGCCTGAACACGAGCGTATGTTGTGGGGCTTGGGCCTGTCTGGTAATGCGTTCAAGAAGGTTTACTTTGATCCGTCCCTTGGTCGTCAGACATCTATTTACGTCCCTGCGGAAGATGTAGTTGTGCCATACGGCGCGTCTTCTCTGAGAACATCGGAGCGGGTCACGCATGTGATGCGCAAGACTAAGAATGAGCTACGCAAGTTGCAGGTGTCAGGGTTTTATCTGGACGTTGATCTGGGCGACCCAGTTAATACCATTGAAGAAGTTGAGAAGAAGATTGCAGAGAAGCTCGGCTTCCGTGCTACTACGGATGACCGCTACAAGCTACTTGAGATGCAGGTTGACTTGGACTTAGCTGGCTATGAGGATGTAGATGACGACGGCGAAGAGACAGGTATTGCCCTGCCATACATTGTAACTATTGAGAAGTCCACACAGACGGTTCTCTCGATTCGCCGCAACTACAAGCCTGACGACAAGCTAAAGCATAAGCGCAATCACTTCGTCCACTACGGCTACGTCCCCGGCTTTGGCTTCTATTGCTTCGGTCTGATTCACTTGATCGGCGCATTTGCAAAATCAGGTACATCGATACTGCGTCAGCTTGTTGATGCAGGTACTCTGTCGAACCTGCCGGGTGGCTTAAAGACTCGTGGTATGCGAGTCAAGGGCGACGATACCCCGATTTCTCCGGGTGAGTTTAGAGACGTAGATGTACCGAGCGGTGCGATACGCGACAACATCTTACCGCTGCCGTACAAGGAGCCATCACAAGTTTTGGCCGGGTTGATGAATCAAATCATCGATGAAGGCCGTAGGTTTGCCAGCGCGGCTGATCTCAAGATCAGCGACATGTCTGCCCAATCCCCCGTTGGCACGACGCTGGCTATTTTAGAGCGTACCCTGAAGATCATGTCTGCGATTCAGGCGCGTATTCACTACTCGATGCACGAAGAGTTCCGTCTGTTAAAGGACATTATTCGTGACTTCACACCAGATGAATACAGCTACGAGCCAGTAGACGGCACACGACGTGCGAAGCAGAGCGACTACGATCAGGTCGATGTTGTACCTGTTAGTGATCCGAATGCAGCGACCATGTCGCAGAAGGTTGTGCAGTATCAGGCGGTATTCCAGTTGGCTCAAAGCGCACCGCAGTTGTATGACATGCCGATGTTGCACCGTCAGATGGTTGAGGTCTTGGGCATTAAGAACGCAAACAAGTTAATCCCAACGGATGACGACACTCGCCCGCGCGACCCTGTAACTGAGAACCAGAACATTCTGATGGGTAAACCTGTCAAAGCGTTCTTGTATCAGGACCACCAAGCGCATATCGCAGTTCACATGGGTGCTATGCAAGACCCTAAGATTCAGGAAATTCTGAGTCAAAACCCACAAGTTCAGATGCTGCAAGCAGCGATGATGGCGCACATCAACGAGCACGTCGGTTACGAGTATCGCAAGCAGATGGAGGCGAACATGGGCCTCACACTGCCGAACTACGAGGAAGACGACGACGTAATGATCCCGAAAGAGATCGAGGTAGAAGTGTCTCAACGTGCGGCTCAAGCTACACAACAGCTTGTACAGCAGCACATGGCTGAAGCTCAACAACAGCAGGCTCAGCAACAGATGCAAGACCCGATTATCCAGATGCAGATGCAAGAGTTGCAGATCAAGCAGGCAGAAGTTCAGCGCAAGATTGCTAAAGATCAGCTTGATGCGGCAGCTAAAGAGAAGCAGATGGCGATTGAAATGGAGCGTATCAACGCTCAGAAAGAAATCGCTGGGGCAAACATGGCGGTCAAAACACATGCTGACCGTATGAAGCTAGACCGTACACAAGAAACCGAGGGTTTCCGTATGGCAATGAACGTGCAACAGCAGCGTATGAATCAGCAAAAATCCACTCCCCCACAAAAAGGGAAAGCTAAATGAACGTAATCGAAGCAGCTTTGAAAGAACTCAGAGACCGTCGGGAACAACTGTCCGACGGTCTAGCCAACAGCGCGGCTAGAACCTTTGAGGAATACAAATTTATCTGCGGTGAAATCCGAGGTCTCACCACAGTTGAGACGTACCTTATAGACCTCGCAAAACGAATGGAGCAATTTGATGACTGAACTCGCCATCGCTACAGACAGCGGTGAAGTATCCACCCTGCCACAAACAGCAGAAGAAAAGGCGACACAACTGCCGAATCCTTCTGGCTACCACATTCTGGTAGCTATTCCTGAGATCGAGAACAAATACGAGAGCGGGATTATTAAGGCAGACTCAACGATGCACTATGAGGAAGTCCTTAGTACGGTCTTTTTTGTCGTGAAGTTGGGGCCAGACGCCTATAAAGGTGAACGGTTCCAATCAGGCCCGTGGTGCAAAGAGGGTGATTTTGTCCTCGCGCGCCCGAACAGCGGCACACGTTTGAAGATTCATGGTCGGGAGTTCCGCCTGATTAATGATGACTCAGTCGAGGCTGTTGTAGACGATCCACGCGGCATTTCACGAGCATAAGGAGACTATATGGATAAGAACGAGTACAAGTTCCCCGACGAGATAGACGAGACGAAAGCTTCAGCCCAAGAGGATGGGGATGAAGACGAGTTTGTTGTCGAGATCGAGGACGATACCCCGGAAGAAGACCGTGGTAAGGAACCCCTCCCCAAAGACATTATTAACTCACTGGAGACACCCGAAGAAGGTGGGGAGTACCCAGAAGAAGTAGTTAGTAAATTTAAACAGTACAAAAAGGCTTGGCACGATGAGCGCCGGGAGAAGGAAAAGGCTTACCGTGAGCAAGAAGAAGCTCTACGGATCGCCCAAGGTATCCTAGAGGAGAATAAGCGCCTCAAAGCTACCCTGTCTTCTGGTGAGCAGGAGTACATTGCTACGGTCAAAGCGGCGGCTGAAACCGAGGTGGAGGTAGCTAAGCGGAACTACCGCGAGGCTTACGACTCGGGCGATGCTGAGAAGTTAGTTGACGCACAGCAAGCCTTAATGGACGCGTCTTTGAAGTTGGATCGCACAAGAAACTTTAAACCCACTTTACAAGACGAAGAAACTGAGGTACAACTGCCGCAAAGATCGCAAGCTGACAACAAACCACAGCCTGTTGACCCGAAATTCGCGGACTGGCAGCGCCGTAACTCCAATTGGTTCCAAAAGGACGAGGAGATGACGGACGCAGCGATGGGACTGCATAAGAAGTTATATCGTGAGTACGGCCAAGAATATATTGGTACTGACGAATACTACGAGCGTATCGACAAAACGATCCGCAAACGGTTCCCTGAAGCCTTTAATGATACGTCTGAGCCACAGAAGCCTCAGAAAAGTAAACCGAGTACGGTCGTAGCTTCAGCTAGGCGGAGCACGGCTCCGAAACAGGTCAAACTAACGTCCACACAAGCAGCGTTAGCTAAGAAGTTTAAATTGACCCCGGAGCAATATGCTCGTGAAGTCCTTAAATTACAGGAGAACTGATAATGGCTGAAAATAGACTTACTCGTGAACTAGAGAACCGTGCGCAACAGGAACGCCCTAAGCAGTGGGCACCTGCGGAAACTTTACCGGAGCCAGATAAACAGCCCGGCTTTGCGTACAGATGGGTTCGTGTTTCGACGTTGGATAAGGCTGATCCTCGCAACTTGTCAGGCAAGCTTCGTGAGGGTTGGGAACCTGTGAAAATCTCGGAACAGCCAAAGTTTCAACTGCTAATCGACCCCAATAGTCGCTTCAAGGACAACATTGAGATCGGTGGGCTAGTGTTATGCAAGACGCCTGAAGAGTTTGTAAAGCAGCGTAATACTTATTACGCAGACCAGACTCAAGCCCAGACGACTGCAATCGACAATAGCTTTATGCGAGAGAACGATGCGCGGATGCCACTCTTTGCGGAGCGGAAATCTTCAACATCGTTTGGTAAAGGTTAACCTTTTAAAATTTTTGGAGCTTAATTATGGCTTATCCTACTGTAAGTGCCCCTTACGGCCTACAGCCAATTAATCTGATTGGTGGTCAGGTCTTCGCAGGCGCAACTCGTCAGTTGCCTATTACTGCTACCCCCGGTAACGGTGGTGGTTCGATTAACTACAACACCCCTATCTATTATGGTGATGTGGTTCAGTTGAGCCAAGCAAATAGCACAATCATCATCTCGACTCTAGATACGGACGCAACTCCGGTTGCTGGTGTCGTTGGTGTATTCCTCGGCTGTACTTATACCAACCCTGTGACTAAGCAAAAGACCTTCAGCCAGTTTTGGCCCGGTTTTGCGTCTGGCGTGACAGATGCGTATGCGTACGTTGCGGATGATCCCGACCAGCTTTACAAAGCTGTTTCGGTTGGCAACACCATTAATACCACTGGTCTGGTTATCAGCGCCGTGTCTCAAGTCGTTGTGGGCAATAACGCCACTCTGATTCTGAACTCGCCTAATACCACTGCTGGTAATTCAAAAACTGGTGTGTTTGCCAATGCGGTAAGCACTTCCCTGCCGCTGCGAGTAGTTGATGGTGTTCCTGACACTGCAACCGCAAACGGTTACACCGAACTGATTGTCAAGTTTAACTTTGGCTATCATTCGTACAACAACGCCACTGGCGTGGCTTAAGGAGTAAATAATGGCTATTTCACGCGCACAACTACTGAAAGAGCTTCTCCCCGGCTTGAACGCCCTGTTCGGTCTGGAGTATGCTCGTTACGGCGAAGAGCACAAGGAAATCTACGAAACTGAGACTTCCGAGCGTTCCTTCGAAGAAGAAACCAAGCTGTCTGGCTTCTCGGCTGCTCCAGTCAAGAACGAAGGCTCTGCGATTGCTTATGACAATGCGCAGGAAGCTTGGACTGCTCGATACAACCACGAAACCATTGCTCTGGGTTTCTCGCTGACCGAAGAGGCCATCGAAGATAACCTGTATGACAGCCTGTCGGCTCGTTATACCAAGGCTCTGGCTCGTGCTATGTCGTACACCAAGCAAGTCAAGGCGGCTAACGTCCTGAACAACGGTTTCTCGTCGTCCTATCCGGGCGGTGACAATGTCTCCCTGTTCAACGCAAACCACCCACTCGTCTCTGGCGGCACTAACTCGAACATCCCTTCGACTCCTGCTGACTTGAACGAAACCTCGCTGGAAAACGCTGTGATTCAAATCGCTGCGTGGACTGACGAACGTAGCCTGCTGATCGCAGCTAAGCCACGTAAACTGATCGTCCCACCTGCTCTTCAGTTCGTTGCTACTCGTCTGTTGGAAACCGAACTCCGCGTCGGCACTAACGATAACGACATCAACGCTCTGAAGAACAACGGCTCGATCCCAGAAGGCTATACGATCAACCACTTCCTGACCGACCCGAACGCATGGTTCCTGACCACTGATGTTCCAAACGGCATGAAGCACTTTGTTCGTAGCCCACTGGCTAACTCGATGGACGGCGATTTCGATACCGGTAACGTACGTTACAAGGCTCGTGAGCGTTATTCCTTCGGTTGGTCTGATCCGTTGGGCATGTACGGCTCGCAAGGCGCGTAATAAAAAGGGGGGCTTTACGGCCCCCCTTTTTTGGTATATAAAGTAGTGAAATTCCGGGGGTATTCCCGGCGCTTACGAACAGGCCCCCCGCCTGACGACATGCAGATCGTTCGCGCTTAACTCGCATGTGAGGACAACTCAAATGGCACTTTCTACCACCCAGAGTATTTGGCGTTCGGGCGGCGGCGATCAGACTCGCACCGCATATTGTGGCTCCGGCGTAATGGCTGCTGAGTTCTACATTGCTGATGCTTCCCCAGCTACCGCTGGCACTAACGTCGCTATTTCTTCGGCTTCTGGCGCTCCCGCTCTGATTCTTCCGGCTGGCGCAGTTATCCTGTCCGTGGTGATTACTGACGCTGGCACAGGCACCTGTGACCTTGGCGCTACCGGCTACAACTCCGGCACTGCTGACAACAACTTCTTTGCCTCTGGCTTGGCTGTTTCAGCATTGGGCGTTATCACTTCTGGTTTGACCTTTGCACCATCGACTGAACTGTCGTATGTGACCGTTACCGACAATACTTCGGGCGCTGGCACTGTTGCTGGCTACATCACTTACTTCGTTGTCGATCCGCTGGTTGGTCAGCAAAACGTCTAAGTAAAGGAGCATCATCATGATGCAAACAGACGTTAAATCGGCGCAGGTAACTTCGACCAACACTGCGTATGCTGATACGACCCGTGTAAAAGCGGTGACTGTTAGCTACGCTAGTGGCGGTACGGTTGTCTTAAAAGACGGCGGCTCGGGCGGTACCACGCGGTTCTCGTTCACGGCACCAGCAGCGGCGGGATCAGAGCACATCCTGTTCCCCGGTGAGGGCATCAAGTTCAATACTGATGTCCACGCTACACTGTCGTCCGCGACTATTGTGGTGTTCTATGGCTAATTACGGAAAAGTTTCTTCCGTAACTCAGAGAGGCTTGTACGAGCCGTTTGAGTTGCAAGTCTCGCGTGGGCAAATTGCCTTTCACCGCAATGTGACGGTGTTTGGTTTTAACTCTGATGTAGACTCAACTCAAGTAACCGTCTGGCCTTTGCCTAGCCTGATTACTTTTCCTGCGGCTGCTTTGCAGATGACTGTCAGTTCAACAAGTGCGAACGATACAAGCAATGGCACCGGTGCGCGTTCCGTTGTTGTGCAGGGTTTGGACGCCAACTACAACGAAGTGTCAGAAACTGTTGTCTTGAATGGTCAAACGGCTGTGACGATGGCTACGTCGATGCTTCGGATTAACTATGCTTATGTGTTAACGGTGGGTTCTGGAAATAGCGCAGCCGGTGACATTTACATCGGCACAGGTACCGTAACTGCTGGCGTTCCTGCGACCACATACGACATCATCAAGTTTGACTACAACACCACGATCACGGGTAGTTGGACGGTACCTGCTGGATACACCGCATATGTCTCTCAGGGGCTATTCTCTTCTGGTCAAGCAGGTGGTTCCAACCAAGTGCAGGGACGGCTTTTGACCCGTGGTACCGACAACATTCGTCGTACTGCCGCAGTCACAAGCATTAACAATGGTGTAGCGAATTACGTGTTTGAGTACCCATTAGCTATTCCAGAAAAGACCACACTTGAGGCAACAGCGATTGGTAGTTCTAACAACAACGCTGTTTCTTCGCTGTTTATTTTGCTACTAGTAGCTAATAGTTACGACGCCGGGCATACTTAATTATGGCTAAGTCTCCAGCATGGCAGAGAAAAGAGGGCAAGTCCGAGAAGGGCGGCTTGAACGCCAAGGGAAGAGCCTCTGCGAAAGCGCAAGGCATGAACTTGAAAGCTCCCCAGCCGGAAGGCGGAAAGCGCAAGGACTCTTTTTGCGCCCGTATGTCAGGGATGAAAAAGAAATTAACGTCGGCGAAGACGGCAAATGACCCGAACAGCCGGATTAACAAATCTTTGAGAGCTTGGAAGTGCTGAGCATGGAAATGACATATGTTTGGACTGGGGCTTTAACGCTGTTTACCGGTCTTTTTGCTTACATAGCGCATGAAAAGTTCTCTGAACTTGCGCGGATTACGATCTTGTTGAACAAGACTCGTGAGGAGATCGCTCGTGATAATGTCACTAAAGCAGAAGTTGAACGGATTACTGACCACATTGATCAACGCTTTAATCGGCTTGAAGCAAAAATTGATCAGCTTATTGGGCAAAAATCATGAAAAAGGTTAAAAAGTTTGGTCGCGGCGGCGACATTATCACCGGCTTAGGCGCTGTTCTTGTTGGTAAAGCCCTGTACGACAAGTACAAAGAAGGTAAAGGCAGCGACAAGGACGACTACGCTAGTAGAGTTAAAGAATATAACGCTAAGAACAAACCTGCTGAAGATAATAAGCCGGAAGAAGCCATTTCTATCGCTAAAAAAGAACCTAGCGCCGGTGAAAAGCGCGCAGCGCAACAATCAAAAGACCCTAGGTCGTTGTTGGTGCCTGAAGACGCAGATAAGAATGCGCTGTACGAATCCGACAAAGCACTTGTAAGAGCGGGGGATAACAAACGTAAACCCGTGGCTAAACCAAAACTTAAAAAAGATCAGGCTGGTTCTGGAGGAAGTACTTCAGAACCTGCGGTAAAAGATATTGCCCCCCCTGTTTCTCCGGCGGTTAAGAAAGCTCCATCCGCGCATCAAAACTTTCTATCCAGCAGAGGCATTACTACGCCCGGCGACCCAAATAAAAAAGGGGATACGTCTAAAGGCCGATCAGCCAACCCTATTCAGGGCACAATCGATAGCGCCGATAAGAGCGTAGTTCGTACGCCACAGCAGAAGATGGCAGAAGGTGCACGAGAAGTAGAACGCCGCCGTCAAGCAGAAAAGAAGAAAAAAGACGATGAGGCTTACATGAAAGGCGCACTTAAAAAAGGCGGCGCGGTCAAGAAGTATGCTTCTGGCGGTTCCGTGTCTTCCGCTTCTAAACGTGCTGACGGTATTGCGATTCGCGGAAAGACGAGGGCTTAATCATGACTTATAAATCACCAGACAAAATTGTTTACGACTCCGCTACTGGTTCGTCTTTTAAGGAGGCGTTTGCTGACGCCCGTAAAGAAGGCCAAAAAACCTTTGAGTGGAATGGCAAGAAGTACAACACCAAGTTAAAAGGCGAAGACGAGCCTAAGCAAGGTAAGGTAAAAGAAGACGCTACGATTGAATCTGGCAAGCGTCAGAAGTCTGCGCCTAAAGAAGAGAAAGAAGACAAACGCTCACGTGGCACCGCCGCTGCTCTCGCTGGTGCTGGTGTCGGCCTTGGCGCGATGGCTGCTTTGTCCGGTATGCGGAGGTCTGAACAGAACCGCAAAGACCGCGAGATGTCCAAGAGTAAAGAAGGCCGTAGTATGAAGTCGCCTGTGCGTAACATCAGCCCTGAAGAAGCGGCTTTTGAGAACGAAGGCGGGCGGTATTACAAAAAAGGCGGCAACGTCAGAAAATTTGCTGCTGGTGGCACGACAACCGCCAAGCCAGAACCCAAGAAGGCTCCAATGCCTGATTTTGCTCGTGATGCAAAAGAGAACCGTATGCGCGACCAGCGCGTAAAGAAAGAGCAAGAAGCCTACGACAAGTACGACAAGAACCGCCTGAAAGATCAGGGCGGTTTTAAAAAGGGTGGCGTGACCCGTGGTGATGGCATTGCTACACGTGGCAAGACGAAGGGCAGGATGATTTAATGCCAGCTAAATCTGCCAAGCAGGAAAAGTTTATGCAAGCAGTCGCAAACAACCCAAAGTTTGCAAAGAAGGTCGGCGTCCCTGTAACCGTGGGACAAGAGTTTACTAAATCAGGAGGCGGTATGGCATCGAAGATGAACCCCGGTTTTATGGCAATGATGAAGAAAAAAGCCCCAGCTAAGAAGATGGCTGCTGGCGGTATGACATCGATGGGTAAGGTTAAAACCGCAGCCCCAAGCAAAGACGGTCTGGCTGTCAAAGGTAAGACTAAGGGCAAGCAGATCGTCATGGCTGGCAACAAAGGCATGAAAAAAGGCGGACGGGTCTGCTAATGATGGCCTCTCGCGGTATGGGTGCAATTAACCCTTCCAAGATGCCCGGCGGGAAGAAG